AGACAGCAAATATTTGAGTTTCTAAAAGATACTCAGCACTTTTTCTCATTAAAACTTCAATAAGAACAGATAACATTTTAACTAATAAATTTTGTCCTATGTTTTTAAGTGTATCTCCTAAAGATTTACCTAATACTACTGCTTCTGCAAATCCTTGTGAGAAATCTTTTATTCCTTGATTTAAACCCTCAGCAATAGTTTTATGTATGTCTTTAAGTTTATCTTGAAAATCTTTTAATTCTTTTTTATTCATTTCTGAAAATGTTTGTTTAATCTTTTCATATGGAGTAAGTTCATTTCTTCCTGTACCAAACAATTCAGGAGACCCAGCAAAACCATCTAATATACTTTTTCTTTTATTAAATTGTCTTAACTCAGGATTTTTTAAAACATTAAAACCAAAGCTGTCTGTATCTTTTAATATTTTTTTAGGTATTTTTTGATCAATAAATTCTGTTAAATCTATTTCTTCTAATGAATTAGCCCAAGCATCTGTTGCATCTTTAGCTGAAAGAATTGCACTTGTAATTAATCCTATTCCTGTAACAATTAGACCAGCAGTTGCAAATGCTGGATTAGCTAACATAGCAACAGTTAAACCTCTTACTACTTTAGTTAAATCTAAAAGAACAGAACCTAAAGTTAAAAAGAAAGAACCTATTTTAATAAGAACAATAGCAATAAGAACTTGTTTTAAAGACTCAAAATGATCTCTAGCAAATACAACAGCTTCGCCTAATTTAACAATTACTTTAGCTAAACCCTCTCCTATGTTTCTTCCAAATTGTTTAATTTGTGTTTCATTTTTAACAATAAAACCTTGTAAGTCTCCTAATTGACTTTTTAATGCACCAAACATTCCCTCAGATACCGCAACTTGAAATGTAAAGAATGAGTCTTTAATGTTAGAAATAGTACCCGCAACTGTTTTAGATAATTCATCTGTTAATTTTCCAAACTCTCCACCAGTTCCAAATGTTCTCTTTAATGCTTTAGCTGACTCTAATGCTGTTGTTCTAGCTCCAGCAGTAAATCCAGCCATAGCTGTAACACCACGTTCTCTAAATAACTCAGCACTTGCTATACCAGCAGATAAAGACCTTTGTACTTGTAATGATGCTAAAGCAAAATCGTTTCCTAATAATGTTGCTGTATTACCAGTAATCTTTAATAATTCCTCAAATGAGATACCAGCTTCTTCTGCTTTTTTTCTAACTACTGCTAATGATGTGATACCTTGTTGAATATTCTTTAATTCAAATGGAGTTTTGATTGCATATTTTGTTACTTCTTGTAATGCTTTTTGACCAGCTTTTGCTGAACCAAATAATGCTGTTAATTGTACTCCAAGATTTTCTATTTGAATACCAGCATCAACAAAACCTTTGATAACAACACCAGCACCAAAACCAAGAAAAGCATTTTTAAGATTAAATATAGAACTTCGAAGTTTAGATAAATTTTTATCTAGTCTGCTAAATGCTTCTTTTGATTTATCATTAACTAGAATATTTATTAGTAACTTTTGATCCATTATTTAATCCTTTTTGCTTCTGACAGCTTCTTTTGAGTTTTATACTCATCTTGCTCTTTTTTCAAGTAAGCTAACCAAAGATTAAAATGGCTCATTGGCATATCTAAGACTTCTTGGATTGTGATTTTAAGTCGTTCAGCGACCACAAGAACTGAAACTATTTGTGGGTCGCTATCTACTTTTTTTCAGCTTCTTCGTATGAAGTATCTAAGAGAATCTTATTAGCAACTGTTGCTATAACATTTGAGTCTGCTTTTTTTCTTAATGCAAACTTATCTTCAACTTCAAATGCTTTAACTAATTCGCCTTTTTCATTTTTAACCATCAGCTTCATAATTAATAAATCTACAAGAACAGTTAAGTCTTGTAGGTTGGCTGATTTTTGAAAGAGTTTATTTTTTTCTTCCAATGTTAAAGGTTCAGAATAAAAGATTGATGCTTTACCATTTTCATCTTTCCATTCTTCCACTTCAATAGTTAATGTAGCTAGACTTTCAAAATGAGTTTTAACTCGGTCTATTACTTTCATATATAACTATTATACAGTTGCTACAGTTAATGCACCAGTTCCTTGAAAAGTAATTGATCTTGTAATTACTCCATCAAGGGGATTAGATATACTCATACCAGTAACAATTCCTGTTCCTGAATACGAAGCATCTCCACTAGCATTTCCCTCAGGAAGAAGTGTAAAAGTTAATTCAGTTCCGACAGTACATTCTTCTTGTGAAGTATCAGTTTCATCAAAGTTACACTCGATTGTGCCACTAAATGATGTTCTTCCAGCTAAAAATGTTTTTGCTGAATCGCTTAAAGCTGTATCTTCTACAACGTCTGCTGATGTTTCTAATGTAAATGAAGTAACTTCTCCAGTTATATTAGCCCCAGTTTTTACGACTCCCTCTTTTCCGTGATGAGTTGCCATATTTGTTCTCCTTATTTTCTATATTTGTTTCTTCGTTTGTTTCTATTTTGTTCTCTTGGATTTCTTGCTTATATCCAAGTTTTAAATAGTGAGCAAGATTATTTTCGTTAATTAAAACTTCATATCCGTCTTTGTATAACTTAATATCTTTAGCCATTATTCTATATAACAGATTTATTCTTCGTCATCAATGACTTCATCTTCGTCATCAAATTCTTCGTCTAAATCTTCGTCTAGTTCCTCGTAATTATCATTATCTTCTTCTAAAGAAGTTTCTTGTAATTCTGCTATTAAATCTTTGATTTCCTCACATAACATAGATGCTTTATCGTGATGTTTTTCGATTTGTTCTATTTTCTTTTCTATTTTATCTAAGTGTTTGCTCATTAGTTTCTCCTATTATGGTGTTCCTGATTGATATTCGTACATACATCTAATAGTCATTCTGATACCACCAACAGGAAACAAACTACCCTCATCAGTTTCACAAGATACGACCATTGTATCTAACGCATTACCATTTCTAGTAATATCTGTTTCTACGGCAGTTTCAATAGCCGTGATTAATTCATTTCTTGCTGTATCTATATTAGACTCAGCACCTTTAACAAAACCTAAGATTAAAAAATCTATACTTCCGTGTCTTGTCTTTGCACCACTACCTAATTCTGAGTCTTGTCTAGTTTCAGATGATGTTTGAACTATAACTGCTGGATATTGTTGCTCAGATAATTCATCTAAAATAAAAGGTTGTCTAGTAGCTTTCTTAACTGCTGGACTAGATATTGCAGAAATAGTCGTTAATAAATTTGATGCTATGTTTTCTCTTACACTCATTATAAAACTCTTAATTCTTTATTTAAAAAATCATTAAATGATTTACCTATAATACTTTCAGTTCGTTTGTCAAAACCAAAAAACTTACGAGTAGGTTGATTTAAAACTTGATTAAATAATGCTCTTTTTCTCATTTCTGCATTAGCAAATGATACAGTAACTTTATTTTTACCAGTAGGTTTTACCGATCTATAATCAGGTGTTAAAGAACCTAACATTCTTCCAGTATAGAATAAATCTACTGTTGTTGGTTTTCCCTCACGATTTAATTGTTTTAAATATTGCTCAGAATAAGGTGCAAATGGATTTCTATTAACATCTATACCTTTTTTAGTCAGTTCTCTCATAACTGTAACTAATTGAAACCCAGCTTGTAATAATCCTTTTTGGATAGCTTGTTCTAATTTAGTTCTGTATTTAGAAATGTTTTTAGATACTATATCTGCATTTGCTTGTAATTTAAAACCAACAGCCATTATCTTTGAAGTCTATTATAGCCGTGTAAGTTTTCTCTTTCAGCAGTAGTGATTGTGCCATCTCCTGAACTGTCGTATTCAACACCATCTTCAAGAATCTTTTGGAACTCAACATTATACTGAGACATATAATATTCTGCCATTCTTTCGAATCTGTCTTTTTCAGTTTCAGGTCTAAACTTTGCTAAAGCTGGAAGTAAAAATCTTCCTAAAAATAAATATACACCAGCTCTTTTGAACTGATCTAAATTTACTTTTGTTGCGTCTAATTCTACTGTGTTTAAAACTGTGATGTCAGTATAGACATTTGTTTTATAAGTCTGCCACCATCTTATTCTTAAATCTCTTAAAATATCATTTGTAGTCTGAGCAAGAAAGAATGTTGTTTGTGAATCTCCTGATGCAATACCAAAACCAAATGCGTCAGGTTGATAGCTAGTTACATCACTTGCTACGATTACATCTGTACCAGTAAAATTACTCATCTTTATCTTTTTTGTTATTAGTTAAATCGTCAAATGCGTCTTTCCAAAACTGCATTACTTTTTTATTAAATTTAATAACTTCTTTTTTCCAGTATTTATAACTGTGTAAATCATCTAAACTTTTAAACCAATTATCAAACATTTTGTTTCTCCTTTTATTTTAGAGGGGGTAGTCTCCCACCCCCTCAGATACATTACTAAAATTATAGTGCTGAATCTACTGTTACTTGACAGCCGTAGTCATCTTTAACTACACCTGTTCCGTAAGTCATAGTTCCAACGATTTCAGTAGCTCTTAGAGAAGCATCTCTTTGAGTTTCCAATTTAAGATCAGCTTTCATAGCTAAACCTAAAGATGCTGGGTGGAATACACCACCAACAGAATCATCATATTGGTCTACAGAAATATTTGCGTTCTCGAATAAGTCAATACCAAATACAGTTCCACAGTAACCAGTTCTAAGAATTTCATCACCTTTCATTCCTAGAGCATTAGCACCTGTTGAGTAACCAGCATTTGTTAAAGTCTTTTTCAAGTTGAACATAGCTTTTGGATTGAACACACCATAGTATGGTCTTGGTACATTCAATGCTCTTAATGTAGCTTCTGCTTTTAATAACAGATCAGCAGTAAGTTCAGTTCCAGCCGCACCTAAATCGTTGCCTGATGCAAAAGATGCGAATAACGCAACTAGATCAGAATCAACTTTTTTAGCTAAAGCTTCACCGAATACTTTACCTATGTCAGATGCAACATCTCTAGATGCTGAATCTCTACCTAAGTCAGTAAGAGTTGTCATAACACCAACTTCTGATGCAGTAATTGTGCTTTCAGTTGGGTTGACTGCTGTGTTTGATAAGTCAGTTGCTTCTGATACTGCAGATGCACTAACTACTGGATAAATAGGTACAGCTATTTGCTTACCTTGTCCGTTTATGTTGTAAGTTGTAACAAGCGGTCTCATTACAGAAGTTTCTTGAAACGTAAAAATCGCTTCTTGAATAATCTCTGTATATAGTTCCGACAATGTTGAACTTGTTGTTTCGTTTGCCATTGTATTTTCCTATTTGTTAATTGTTAATTGTTAATTTAGGATTTAATTTAAAACCAGCTTTAGACTTACGCATTTCTGCATAAACTTTTCTATCTGCTGGATTGTTTAAATCCAAGTCGCCTATTGATACTGGTTTTTGGCTATTACCACCGATAGCACTCAAGCTTCCTGAACCTGACAAAGACCCTTGACGGAAATGTGGGTTACTATCTAAAAACTCTTTAACTCTCTCCTCGATTGATAAAGGTTGTCCTTTTGAATTATATCTTACATTACCATTATTATCAAGCACCTCAGTTCTACCATCATCAGATAATTGTACTTCTGATTTTAGTAAAGCTACGACTTGATCAGGAGAGATTGCTTTATAACTTGAAGCAACAGTTAATATAGATTTATCAACTCTTTCCTTTTTAATTTCTGCTTTGTATTTATTTAATTCAGTTTCTTTTTCAGCAATTCTTTGTTGCATAATCTTTTCAAGTTCTTGTTTAGACTTAGCTTCTTCTAATTGCTTTTGTTTTAAAAGTTCTGATTTTTGATTTTCTTCTTCTTGTATTTTCTTTTCGTATTTTCTTCTTTCAGCCATAATACGAGACTCAATAATACTATTAAGTTGATCTTGCGTGAAAGTTTTTGATTCCTGTTTAACTTCTTCATTTGAAGTTTCAGGTGCTTTAGTTTCTTGTGCTTGTGTTTTTTGTTCTTCGGACATTGTGTTACTCCTTTAGTTTATATTATTAGTTCTCCGTTATCGTCATACCAATCAGGATTGACGTAACTCCATTGATGACGACAGTTATAACCACCTCGAACAATTAAAGGGTCTCCAGCTTTTTTGCCTGTCCAATTATTGTTTGACCATAGTTCCCTGACTTCATCAATCGTAAAAAGTCCATTTTCACGTTTATTATATACACCATTAATAACATTTCTGCAAAAGTCTCGTGTTGTGGGTATTACATCTCCATAGTATTTAAGGTAAGTAA